TTATTGAACCTAGCCCTGCACCCTCTATAACACTCACAGTCCCATTGGCGTTAACAATAACTGCACTGCCGTCAGCTAAAGTGCCACTGGCTACAGCATTAACAAAGTTACTTAAAACTTCAGGGTCTTCGCCTATGTACTTCAAAGTTCTAGTCAATTTAAGAAATCTCTTCGTATGAACACAAAACTTTTAAATCGTTAGCGACCGCGGCTTGGGCACCGATAGATTTATCTTCTTCTAAATAAATAGAAGTATTCTTGTCTACAACTACAAGGGTTGAGTCAGCCGGGACAGAAACAGTTTTTACTATTTCTGTTGCAGTCCCTCCAATATCATCTTGCGAATAGTAGCTAACCGTAATGTCCGCAGCATTGGTTCCATCAACATTTGCTACAGTTATACTGTTGATCTTAAATACCTTACTCGATGAAGCGGCATTACTTACTATAGTAGTCGCATTGGTTGAACTTAAACTTACCACGGCAGTTTTACCGGTGATTGTTGCTACGTTTACAATATTTGGGGCTGACATTTTCTATTCCTTTTAGCCAAAGACAATAGCCATTGCTATGGCTTTCCCAGTTGAGATTCCAGCACTAGCAAATGAAAGTTTGCCAGAGCCATCTGTTACTAGTGCTTGACCACTAGAACCATCAGCGTTAGGTAATTCTAACCCATACGTTGCAGAGGCACTGTGAGGAGGCCCTGAAAGAGTAACACCATGTGAATTAGACTCGCAGTTAAAGCGAAGTCTGCCGGAGTTCGTGTTACCTCTAATTTCGAGATAACCCGTTCCATTTGCTTCAACCTGAAGGTTCCCGTTTGTGTTCGTCGATTCAACCTTGTTCGCGTCTAGCTTTAAGTTATCTACTCTAAGATCAGTGACGACTGCATTAGTGCCAATCGTGACACCATCAACAGTGCCACCGTTGATGTCTGTAGTAGTTAAGACAGAGCTACCTAAAGTAACAACACCTGTTGAGTTGGCTATGCTTCCTGCCGCCGTGCCATCCTTGGCCTTGAGGTTGGTTACTTCAATGTTTGTTAAATCTGTTGTTGTAGCATTGACAGTTGTAGCATTGACAGTTGTAATATTTCCTGTGGTAGCATCTACAGCGGTTACCAACAACCCTTCAAAAAGCTGTGTTACAGTAGATCCTGTTCCGGTTCCGCTAAATTTTAAGACAACATCCTTTCCATTAGGGATCTCAAAATCATTAGAAGCACTATAGTTGCCCTGGAAAATAATAAGACTTCGATTGTTTGTTAAACTGTTTCGTATGAAAACAATCTTTTCTGCATTATTTGGAGTTAGTTGAACGTAAGCTGTTGCACTTAAATCGCCACCGTCAACAAATTGGATAAACTTGTTTCGACCAGTAGAAGCCGCTCCATCAGTAATAGGAATTACAGTTGGTGACCCAGAAGCTCCCGCGGAGGACAACGTTATAGCCTCAATACCATTGATCGCTTGGTCAATAATATCAAAGTTAGTATTAGTTGTTGTTCCCCAAGCTCCGGACTGCTCCCCAGTAGCGATCTTCTCAATACCCAAATTAGTGGTATAGGTACTAGCCATTTAAAGTTCCTCTAAGCAACGATCTTAACCCAAACAGGGTCTTGATTTGATCCCACATTACCCCAAACAGGGTCTTGATTTGGTTTCAGTATACCCCAAATATTTACATTATTGACACTACCAGTTCCAATGACACCTGTCACATTAACATTGGAACCGTTTGTTTGTGAAATACTTCCAATTTGACCCGTAGAAGAAACACCTGATACTACAATTGATACATCTATTACTAAGGAGCCAAGAGAAATAGTTGCGGCTGTTCCCGTTACAGAAACTTGAGCTTGTGCAGGCGATGTGACAGTACCCACTAAAACGCTTGAAGACACACCAGTTAATAAGGGTGACGTCCCTATAACAGGACTAATAGTTCCTGTTGCAGACGCAATACTTAATCCAGTTACGGAAATAGATTCGTTTCTAATTCCGTCCACGGTCACATTTCCTACCGCGGTGGTAATAACTAAGTCAGAGCCTGACTCACTCCACGGCCCAGCGCCCCATGTATCTCGACCCCAGCCCCCTAAAGGAACGATTATATCAAAAACTGGAGAGTTAACTGAGAAGGTGCCTACAACTCCAGTTACGTCTACTACGCCCTGAGAGATTTGAGTGACCGTACCTACAGACCCTGTAACAGCAGACCCTGTAACAGTTACTATGGCATTTTTAACCGCTATAACGGTAGGCGTGCCTACCGAGCCGGTCGAGGAAACACCAGTAATCGCAACTGGAGCTATTTGACCAAACGCGCCAGAACTCCAGGTCTGTCTACCCCAACCCTGTAACGAGGCCATTGTTTACCTTATTAAGCTAGGCGAATAATAGCGTTATTTGCATCGTTGGCAGGGAATACAATTGTGAAATCACCTGACGTTGCCGTCTTATCGCTTCCAAAATCTAAAACAGCAACAGCCTTATCAGACACAGTATCGTTGTATATTAAACAGCCACGAGCCGTTAGAGTTACATTGCTAAACACACGGTTATCAAAATCAACCGTGGCTGTTGTACCACTACTTGGACGTGAAACAACAGGGTTTGCTAACGCCAGACCTGCCGCCGTGTAGTTAGAACTTCCCCCAGTAGAAACTTCATGCGTGCTAGTTGGAACTGCAGACGCGCTACTAGGCGCAGCATATGCAGTAGTTGCCGCACTTAAAGTTGCACTTGAAGTGAATAAAGCTAACTTGCACGAGTTACTAACTAGGTTGTGAGTACCGCCAAGAAGCTCTTGCTTAAAGCTAGAACACATTGCCTGTGAAATTGCCATGTTAAAGTTTCCTTAAAATTTCAGCCATGTCTTCATGACCTTGGCCTTTAAAGAGATTATACAACGTTGTCCTCTCAGAAAGCATGGCTTTTGAGATTGTCTGAATTAATACAGCTTTAATCTGATCTCTGTATTCTAAAGCCTGTTGCTGAAGGATCGGGTCAACACTCGTTCCCACATACAGGATTTTACTTAACGCCATATCCGCAAGCTCCTCGGGAGTATGCCCTCGGTTTTCTGTAGAAACAACGTAGACGTTGCCAACTTCTGCACTTGTTTGTTCTGAAAACATAGATTAAACCTTTTTCCGAACCACTGGTCCTGTTGTATATTCTTGAGTTGTTTCTTTAGCTTCCCCAAGTTGTTTCAAAGACGCTGCAGCTTCAGTAAATCTTGCAGTGTATAATTGCAACATGTCTGCCTCGCCCTTCATATATGTGTAAGCCTCACAAAGACTTCCATACAACATAGCAACAGGGGCATTCTCACTAAGCCAAGTAAGGGCAGAATCTGCGCCTGCTGTTAGACTTGCCGGTCTGTAAAAATAATGTAGCTCAGAAGCGTAGGAAGCATTTGGAGTTGGACCGATAATAAAATTATCCACATCAAACTGAGCATAGTATCTTGGAGCGCCAGTGGTTGCTGGATTTGGATTGTACTCTTGAACATAATCTACATCTTTGAAAAGCAAAAATACTTGCTCTCCGTCAACATGACCGACAGACACATTCGCTGCAGGTTGAGAAGATATAGATACAGCGGTAACAGTTTTAAAAAACTTGGTTCCGGTCACTGTAGAAACAGATCCTGGAAGTGCGATTGTTTCTGTTATTCCTGCCGCAGTTGAGTCCGTCCCTGTGACCGTAATTGTTTTAGTACCGTCATTAGCACCTAGTGTTGTGGCTGTAACCGCTCGAGCAATAGAAAAAGTGACCTTCCCACTAACGGCATTATTTCCATTAATTGTAAAAGCTGTATTTGGCTGAGACGCAGTTGCGATAGAGATTGTGTCTGATTTAGTAAACGCTAAAGAAAAGGGTGATAAAAAATCTGTAGGGGCTGTAAGAAATTTGACAGAAGATGTCATGGATCCGATAACATTTTTACGGAAAAAATTTAACTGTACATTTTTTAATATACGTTCTTCTGCTGCTCGAATAAATATAGGTATATTTCCTACAAAAGAGGTCTCGTTGTTCTCAGCGTAATCTTGAATAGCTTGTTTTAATTGCGCGTATGTGAAGCTCATTACGTTATCTCTATCGTTACAGTTCCCACAGAACATGTGGAAACCAAGTTATTGGAAGGAGTCACTCCTAAAATTTCTTTAAAACCAACCGGATTCCACCCAAATTGAATGCTTCTTTGTTCCTCTAAATTAGACTCTGGGCGAGGATTACGCAAAGCTTCGGGGTCAGGACTAGCATTAGGTGATCTAAGCTGCGGATGTTTTGGATCAAATTCATCTGGTCCAACTAACAGCCCTGTCCACTCTCTCTTCATCTCACGCAAACGATATCGAAACCCAGAGCGATCTGAAATACCAAAAGCTTTATTTCCTGCCGCGAATCGTGTCACTTTACAATCTCAAATACTGTATATCGGGCTGTAGTTTTAAGGACACACGATCCTCGTCCTCATCTGCCGCTCTTTGGAACTCTTCCTCATAAACAACTTTTAATAGCTGAACCCTTTCAGGGGCTTTTTTTAAGGCTAGATAATAAGCAAGTCCTGCAACCATGCACGGGAAGAAGCGAAAAGGAGTATCTGTAGTATTAACTAAAGAGCCCGCATCTTGAATCTGTTGTACATAGTAATAAACAAGAGCATCTGTACTATTTTCAGGGACAGGCCAAAGACTGATTTCTGGACTGATTTGACGATTGAAGAAAAACTGAGAGGGCCTTCCAGTTGTTGTCTTGTTTGGGATGTTTAAATATTCCCCTCTACTTATTCTACTAATAGAAAGATCAGTGCCTGATCTGCGAACAGAAACTTCTAGAATATCTGAGATAGCCGACTGTAATCCATTAGACGCTGTGTACTCCGAAGTACCTGCAACAAGATTAAAAGTCCCTTGCTTTACCGTCCACAGATTAACTCCTCTGTTCGCCCAATCTGCAAACATAAGGTTAAGGGAGCGACGAGCAGTTCTAGTATCATATCCGGTGCGTACCTCGACTCCGCACCGCTCATATGCTTCTTCAATGATATCTGCTACATCTAACTCAAAATCAAAAGAACCTGAAGTCGCCATATATTACTTCTTTCCTTTTTTCCAACTAACACGTTTGGTAGAGGTTTTTTTATTTACAGCCTTCTTGGCTCCTGAAGATTTACATTGAGCCATTGTTGGACGGCAGGCAGGGTAAGCTCTTTTACTACTTCCTTTAGCAGAGCTTCTTCCGCACGCTTTACCCGTTTTGCAATCAACCCAACCTTTACCATCGTTTTGACTAAACCATTTACGAAGCGACGCACCTTTTTTTGTTTTACTAACAGCCATTACAACTTCTTCGTTTTTTTGGCGCCCCAGTTTTTAGCACCAACTTTTCGACATTTAGCTAAAGCTCCACTTGCATAAGCACTAGGCCAGACTTTATAACGAGACTTAACTTTATGGTAGCACGCATCTTTCTTTGTCTTTGTTTTTGATTTGCTTGGTGATGTACTAACCTGCTTAGAGGTATTTGCCCTGGTTATCGTCATTACATCACATTCTTTACAAATTCAATGAAACCCATCGCGTGTAAAACATACATACCTAAACCCCCAAGAATCGCCCATTTAACTTGAAAAACTGTCTTTCTGATTTCAGAAACATCCTCTTTCAAGTCTTCCATATCTCTTATAATATAAGTTTGTTGTGTCGCATAGTGAGTAAACTGAACTCTCAGATCTTCAAAAGTATCCGCGGCGGCAACATTATCTTTTGGTGTGATTAACACTTCCACCTCTTACGAGCTTGGCAAATGCGTTTATCTGGCGTTTTCTTACAATCAATGCTATGCATTTTTTTCTGTCCTTCAGACCTAGCGCAATAAGACTTACGCCTTTTTGCATCCTTTGAACCCTTCTTGACAGTACCTGTAACGGCGGTCTTTAACTTAGAGCCAGGGTTTTTGCGTCGATACGCCTTAACCCCCGCCTCAGTCATCCCCGCGCCGGATTTGGTAGGCCGGAAATTCTTCTTACTCTTAGCAGGCATTGAAGGTTTTTTACGTTCTGCCATGATACTTATATTTAAGCGTGGAACGCCGTAACCATATGCGCCCCAGCAACATCATATTTGATGATTAAGTTGGTTTTAAACAAAACCCCTTCTTCAGGAATATAAACATCGTCTGCCGCATTATTAATGCCGCTAGTTTTTGTAATAAACACTACAACAGCGTTATCATCTTCTGGAGCCAACCCGTCAATAAAGTCTACTCTGTGAGAAACACTGTTTGAGATAGTAGTAAACGCCTTCAGCCGCGTCCGTCCTGTGTTAAAACTAGCCGAAGCCTCACTTGTCATCCCTACAGAAACATTTGCCGCGTACTGGGCACTGCATGTAGCAGAAACAATAGTTTTAAAGTACTTACTTCCTGAAACAGTTGCCGCCGATCCCGTAGAAACTATAACTTCTGTTAAGGACTTTCCATTTAAGTCGGTCCCAACAATAGTTACAGTTTTCCCGTTATCTGATGTTCCTGTAGTAGTAACACTAAGTTTACGAGCCTGCGCTTGAGTGAAAGAAGAATTAGCTATTGTAAACGTTGAAGACGGCCTTGCCGCCGCCGCAACGAAGGTTGTAGACGCAGCTTGTGCGTCTACAATTGTTTGAGCAACAATATCTGAGCCTGCCATATTAATATCCTTTAGGTGTTTGCAGCTTTATCCTGCAAGTTGTTCGCCTGCAAATAAGTAAACGTCACCGTAACTTGACCCGTAGCCGCAGCACCTCCTGCAGAAGTTAACGTAGCTGTTATCTGAGTATCCGTACCAAAGCGATCTGATTCATCCAAAGCCGCGTTTGCGATAGACGAGGTTTCCCCAACAGCTTTGATGTTAGTGTTCGCAATAAAATACTGAGCCGTGCCAGTTTTACCAACTGAAACAGTCGCTGCGCCAGCCGCATTACTGGCTATGGCAACTCTTATAGTAACGGAAAGAAGCTGCGAGTTTTCGGGAATAACTCCAACATCATAGGTTGTTGCCCCTACTGCTACTGCGGCGTCAATCATAATTGACTGAGCCATCACAACTTGCCCTACGTTAGCAACATTTTCTCCTAACAGGATGCCTGTTGTATTTTTAATTGTACCGGCCTTAATTGGACCTGAAAAACTTGTACTAGCCATTTTAACTTACTACCTTTCAACAATTGCTGTTATATAATCCACTACCATAATCCACTACCATAAACGATACAC